AAGGTCGCCGAACGGTGTGGCCTGCTTCTGCCGGTCGCGGTGGACGTTGCCTATCATCGACGCCACCACGCCGGCCCGGAGGTCGTCGTAGTGGCTGCCCCACGGCTCCAGCCGATAGAACGCCATCCATTCGTTGAACTCGGCCGCGTCGATGGTCGCCTGAGCCTCTGCTACTGACTTTCCGAGGGCGAGGGCGAGGCGGAACCAGAATCGCCGCTCGGGGCGGCGCCGGAGTTTTTTTCCGCAGCCTCCGCGGCGCTCGGGCCGATACCGTTGAGCCGCAGCGACACTGCCAGTACGCGGTCCATTGCGGCCTGGCTCTTTTCGCGCAGCGCCGCGACATCGGTCTCGTCGAAGACCGTATTGCCGTCCTCGTCGATCACGGTGGACACCAGCACGCTCGCCGCGAACTGGCTATACGGCACCTTGTCCTCGCCCTGGCGGCCGAAGAACTCGTCGCGCGCCTTGCCGGACATCATGGCGACACGCACCGTGCCACCCCACTCCGGGACCTCCACATCTTCCGACTGGAGGTCCACGGCGGCCAGAATTGCTGCTTTCGACAAGAGGGCCATGTTATGCGTCCACCACGTCGCCAGTGATGCGCAGCGTCACGCCCGAGGTCTTCAGCACCTGATCGACGCCGCCTTCCAAGGGGCTGTTCTTCACGTAGCCGTTGAAGGTCTTCGTCTTGCCGTTGGGCAGCGTGAGCTTGAACGACTTCTGCGAACCCGCGCGCTTGGCTGCATCGACCGCCTGCTGGCCAGCGTCGTTGAAGTCCCGGTTCACATCGAAGCTGAAGGTGCCCCAGTCCTGCAGGCCGAGCATGAATTCCTTGGCCGTCGAGTCAAGATCGGTCACATCCAGTTCGCTGGCCTGGCCGTCGAAGCCGTTGAACGAGACCAGGTTCTCGATCTTCGTCCAGTTCAGCGGCGTGGCATTGCCGGCAGCGGTGACGGTCTTGCCGGTCGTGTCGATGTCTACGGCGAACGTGTTGGGGGTCTTGTTCTTCACCACCACGGTCTGCCCATTGAGCAGCGCCGCGTCGGCGCCGGTAAGGCCGGCCAGAGTCACGACGTCACCGTTCGCCAAGCCGTGGGCAGCGGACGTCAGAATCGTCGGAAAGCCCAGCGCGATGGCGGTGAGGGTCTTGGCCGCGCCTGCGGTGCTGGAAATTTCCAGTTTCGAGCCCTGCGCGGAGATTGCGGTAGATGGCATGTTGACCTCTTCAGATGAAAAAGCCCGCGCAGGGCGGGCGAGGAAAAAACGAATTTGGCATCTGCTCAGGGCCGGTACCAGACGCTGAAGTCGAGCCGGCTCCCGTATAGCTTGGTGTCCGATTCGTACTGGCTCACCGGCGCGCCAATGGGGATGCCGCCGGCCGCCGCGATCGCCGTGCGAGCGGCACGCATGGTTTCGCCCGTGGCCACGCGCGTCGGCGACCACGCTGTGATCTGCATGCGCTGGTTCTCGAGGTCAGCGGGCCCGTCCAGCCCGTTGACGTCCTGACCGCCGACAGCCTGATACGTGACGTAAGGCCCGACCGTTCCGGTGGGCGCCACGTCGGGGAAAATTTTGAGCCCGGCGATCGTCTTCAGCGCTTCCGCAACCACCTTCTCAGCGGAGTTAGCCATCGGAGCCACCTGCTTCGCAGACCAGATCGACGAACTCGCGCTTCACGCGGTCCGGCAGGATTGCCTTGATCCCGTATGCAGTGCCATCGGCGCACAGGATGCGCATCGCGGTGGTCACGCCCTCGGCCGCTGGCCACGGAATGCGCGCGCTGGCCTGCACGATCGACGTCGGAGCGTCGGAACGGATCGCCTCGATGCCGCTCCGGTGCAGGATGTTGGCCCACACCGGCCGGACGGTCACCCAGCCGACGATCGGCTGTCCCAGATCGTCCTGGCCATCGGCCGGGCGCTGGATCTCTACGCGCTCGCTGCGCTGGCCGGCCCTCATACGCCCAGCCCCACGCGGTAGGGTTGGAGGAAGTCGCGCGCGCCCATCGGAAGGTCTACCGCCGTGACGCCGAGCACGACCTGCTCGCGGTTGACATAAAGATGACCAGCCGTCAGCAGCACCGCGGCGTGGAATTCCGCGTTCGCGACCATCGGGTCGTCGCCGGCAGTACCGGCTTCAACCGCTGCAGCCATCGCAGCCTCGTCGCTGTAGACCTTCCGGTTCAGGAATGACATCGCGGCGCCCTCAGCCGCCGCGTGGTAGATCCCGATCAACTGGTCCTCGTTCGTCCACGTGACCCGCAGGTGCGACTTCACCATGTCGATAGCGAGGATCGGCATGTCAGGCTCCCTTGTTCTTCGGCTCCGGCGCCTTCTTGTTGGCGGGCGCGGGCGCTGCCTTTTCGGCCGGTTGAGCCTTCTCGCCCTTCTCTTCCGGTGGTGCCTCGACCAGCCCGACCTTGGCAAGGTCCTTGGCCAGCGCTTCACTCATCTCGACGTCGTCGCCCGCATGCGCGTCGATGTCGTGATGCACGAAGCGGGTCAGTGCTTTCACTGTGATCATGATGGGTCTCCGTGGCCCCCGGCCGGAGCCAGGGGCGTTGCGATCGGCGCTGTTACGCCGGCGTGATGTCGCCCTTCACGAAGGCTTCCGGGCGGTAGACGGCGAGGCCCAGACGTTCTTCGATCAGAATCGTGACGATGTTCTTCACGAAGTCATCCTCGTTCTCGGTGGCCACCATCACCGAGGCTTGCTGGCGGTCAAAGATCTGGGCGCCGAGCTTGAACGCGCCCGTCAGGAACGTGTCCACGGTCATGGCTTGCGTCGCCACCACCGGACGGCCCCACAGCGCCGGCTGCGCGATGCCTTGCGGATTCGCGAAGATGTATGCGCCGGTGGTGTCCTTGGTCAGCTCGATCGCGGCCCAGTCGGACGGGTGCAGCACGATGCCGGTCGAGGGGTACTCGGCCAGTTCAGCCTGCAGCAGCGCCAGGCGCAGCACGTCAATGCGGGTGGGGTTGGCGATGGTGATCGGCGCCACATAGGCCGTGGCCTGCGTGTAGATGCCGTTCAGGTTGTTTCCCACACCGGAGCCGTTGAGCAGCTGGGCTTCTTCCTTGAATGCCAGCCCGTAGCGCAGCCGGCCATCGATGTAGCTCTGCATCATCGGGGCATCGGCCAGAATTTCGGTCGACGCCTTCACGAAGTGGGCGATCTTCACCACGGGCTGAGCCAGCAGGTCGAACGTCAGGTCCGATTGAGGCTTCTTGGTGCCTTCCGCCACGGTCGCGGCCATGTTCTGGAAGCCGGTTTCCTTGACATACTGGATCAGGTTGGACGAAGTACGGCCCGGCGTGAGCAGATCACGAACGGTGAGGCGGCGTTGCGGCGGCGTCTGGATGCCCGGCAGGCGGTCCGGGGCGATGGTGTCGCCCGCGACGGCGGGGTCCGATGTGATGGCAACCACGGCCTTCACTTGGTGGCTGAAGCCCTTCTTGTAGTTACCCTCGGCCACGTAGGCCTTATAGCCCTCCGATTCGACGAACTCCGCGCCAACCGATTTGGCACCCTCGGGGTCGTTCGAGCCGCGGCGGAGCAGCTTTTTCTCGGCATCGTCCAGGCGCGCCTGCAGCTCGCCCTGCTTCACCAGCAGCTTGTCGACGGCTTCCTTGGTCTCGGCGCTGACTTCGCCGGCATTCTTGGCTTCCTTGAGCGCCAATTCGCCAGACTTCTTGACTTCATCGCCGATGCGCTTCAGCTCGGCGGTGACCTGCTCCATAACCTGTTCGGGGGATGGATCGCCGCCGCCCGATCCGCTCTTTCGCGACAGGGAAGCGAGGGTGCCCGCAGCGCCGAGCCCGGCGAGGCCCAGGCCGTGATCGCTCAACGCACCGAGGATGTCGGCATGGTTGAGCACGCTCGATACCACGGTCGTCGCGGCGTGCGCGTCGATCGTCAGCATCGACGCCATCAGCGCGCCGGCGACAGCGCAGAAAATGCCCAGATAGTTTCGTTTCATCATCGTGTCCTCAGAAGGAAAGGGATTTGAGGCTGTCCAGCAGCCGATTTACATCGTTCGCCGTGCTGCCAGACTCGCTCTGGAGCAGGTGTTTCAGGCCACGGTTGGCGATGACCGCAGCCTGTGACTTCGAAAAGCCTGCCTCACGCAGGAGCCCTTCGAAATCGGAAAGGGATGGGAGGGCACCGTGCGCGATGGCCGACTTGACGGCGTCGATGCGCGCGGCGTCGTTGGCGGGCACGGTCACGATCGACACTTCGACCAGGTCCACCGCCTTGAGCGTCCGCACCCGGGTCTTCTCGTCGAAACTGTCATCGCGCACGTAGTAGCCGATCGACAGGCCTGTGATGGCTTTCGCCTTCATGCCCCGATAGGCGATCTTTGCGTACGGCGCATCGTCGAGCCACAAGGCACCGTCACCCTTCAGGCCAGTGCTGTCCTCGACGAGCGACGTCCAGTCGCCAATCGGCTCGCCGGTGCGGTGCTGCCACAGAATCGGCAAGGATCGGCCCTTCGCCTCAAGGTCGGCCAAGCTGGCTTTGAAGGCACCAGGCGCCACCACTTCGCGATAGCTGTCGACCACACCGAAAACCGAACCGTAGCCAGAAAAAAGGCCGTCATCTTTGACGGCCTTGGTGTCCCATTCGAACGCGCGTGTCTTGAACGCGGCGGATTTACGTTGCATCGCTGCTCTCCGAGGTGAGCCATGCGGCCAAGGCGTCCTTCGCCGTGGTGGCCGGATTGTTCTCGCCCAGCTTGTCGATGGGCACCAGGTTGGACTGGACGGTGAGCACGTCCGCGTTCCCGCCCATCGGCGGCATGTTCTCCTTCTTGCGGCAGTCGTCGCGCGTGTAGATGCCGTTTTGCGTCATCTGGGAATAAAAGGCAGCGCGAGACGCGCTATCGCCGCGCAGCAGACCCTCCATGGCAATTTCCACGGAGTACTTGGCACGCTCCGCGGGCACCATCAGATCCTTCTTGGCCGATTGTTCGATACGCACCGCCCAAGTCCGGAGACTGAACGTTACGAACCCAATCATCTGCTGTTCGATGCCGGTGCCCCACGACGTAGACTTCTCGGTGTGTCCCACCATCCACGGTGGCACGCGGTACCAGCGACAGATCTCTTCGACGTTGAAGCCGCGTGTGGCCAGCAACTCCGCGTCCTGCGGATTCATCTTCAGTTGCTGGAAGCCTGCCCCCTTCTCCAGCACCATGTACCCGCCTTCGTCGCTGACGGTCTTGACGTGCTTGCGGATGTCATCACGCTGACCCGGCTTGAGCACCGCATCCATCGTGACCAGACCGGCCGACTTCATGCCGTCCTTGAATGTTGCGGCGCTGGCCCTGTCAGCTGCGATGGCGCCACCAAAGACGTTCGCACCCATCTGCACGGGAGAAATCGGATTCAGGCCGTCCAGGGTGAAGGCCGGCAAATACCAAAGGTCCTCTTCCGGAATCACCCGCGACTTCTTCAGGATCGGATCGTTATAGGTCCACTCGATGCTGCCGTCGTCACGAATGCGGGGCGGCATCATGCAGGACGGCATAAGGATGTCCAGCGCTGACAGCGTTCCCAACACGTTACGACGCTTTTCCACGTAGGCAGCGCCCCAAAGGAGCAGGCAGGCCACATAGATCTGCCAGAAGACTGCAGCCGTCATGCTGTCGTTCGGCTGGTCGTGCAACAGGCGGTACAGCTCGTGGTCTTTGGCCAGTGTCTTTGTGTCCCCTTCCTCGCGGTACACGTTGACCGGCAGCGTCGACAACGTGTCGGCCAGCAGCCGAACGCAGGCCCACGCCGTGCTGAGCTGCAACGTCGAGTTGACCGTGACCGATTCGCCGGTGAAGTTGCGGCCACCGAACCACGCTGCCCAGAATGCGCTCGACTCCAAGCCGATCGGCACGCCGAGCCAGCCGGCCAGCCCTCCCGCGAGGGCGGATTTCACCCGCGCGGGCAGTGTCTGCTTGGTCTGGTTCATACGATGATCGGGTTCGCCAAGAAGTCGGCCAGGTCGTCAGCCGGCTGGGGGTTGAGGGAGAGCAGCGCTATGGCGTTGAAGAGAGCCATCAGCGGGTCGATTTTGGCCGTACCACTGGCCTGTTTCGTGATCAGGATCGCGTTACCGCGAGGTTCCACCTTGGCATTCCCTGCGCACCAATTCATTAGCGCCGATCCGTCGTGCCAGAGAGCGCCTTCGGCCAGCTTTCGCTCGGTCGTTTTGATGGTGCCGCCCAGCTTCCAGCCCTGCGAAATACCGATTACAAGGTCCTCAGGGATACCAACCGCTACTAGTGCATCCAGCACCGCGCCGATGCCGCTTGGATCAACCCCGACCTTGTCCAGCAACCCTGCTTCGAAAACCAGCAACACGTCCTGCGCGAGCTGCTCCACGTCCTCGCCAATCTGCTGGACGATCACCAACTCGCCGGCCTTCTCCAGGTCCAGCAACTTCGGCGCTTCGGACTTGCGTCGCTCTAGCACCGCGGGATGTGCCCATGCCTTGCACCACGCCAGCCATTCCCCGGTTTCCCGGTCCCGGCCCGCCGCTGCAAGGCCCAACAGATCGTCAAGACCGCCGCCGTCGATACCCACGTCGATGACTTCGCAGCGGCGGATCAGCTCGGCCAGCGTGAGACCGGGTCTCGCCTGCTGCTCCCAGTAAAGCGCGCCAGCCCAACTGTCCGACTTCAAGGCCAGGCCGATCTCGACGTTTCCGTGTTTTGCCATGAAGCCACGGAATGATTCTTCGCCACCTTCCTGCGCCTTCCGAAACTCGCGCTCGAGGAACTGCTGGTCGACCGAGTAACCGAGGTTCGGATTGACCATTCCCAGGTTCTCAACCTTCAGGTGGTCGCCGCTCTTCACCATCTCCGGAGGGTGCTCGAAGATGATCGGAACGAAGCTCTTGTCCTCAATCCGACCGTCACGCACTGCCCGCGCGTACTGCAATTTCTGCTTGAAGACCCCTGCCGGCGCGTCGTCGCTTTGCGTGGTCAGGTAAATTACGAAACCTTCCGGGCGAGACGCTAGGCCCCCAATCGCCTCCCGGAGCATGTTTTCGGCATTCGACTGCTTGCCAAAGAGCCACAGTTCGTCCACCAGCGTGCCAACGCTTTTCTTGCCGCCTACGGTGTTTGAGTCGGCCGCAACCACCTTTAGGGTTGCATTGCTCTCGCGATGCGTGATCGTCTTGATATGCGTCTGAACGTGCATCAGCGCGTTCAGGTCCTCATCGATCCGTTCCGCGCAGAAGTCACGGGCTGGTCCGTAGCTGTTGTTCGCGATCTCGATGGTCGGCGCCAAGATTGCGAACTCCGCCGATTGCCGCCAGTTCAGGATGAGCGCCGTCATCATGATGCCGGCCGCGATCGTCGACTTCGAGTTCTTCTTCGGCAGACAGACGAACCATTCAGTAATCAGCCGCCGGCCACTGTCCGGGTTGTAGGCACCGAAGATGGAGGCAACCAGCTCGAAGACCCACTCCGCGCACGATTCACCGAACGTAGGGCTGCCAGGCGCATCGACGATCCGCAACTGTTTGAAGATGTCGAGCGCCTGCTCAGCCTGGTCTGTGAATATCGGCGGCGGAATGATCGAGCGCCCGTCCTGCAGCCGTTCGGCCCAGTCGGGGCAAGCCGTTGTCCATTCCATAGAGTTATTTCACGGCACGAAGCGGCGGCGCCGCGGAAGCGAACCGACCTGCAGCTGCCTTTTTGGCAGCATCCTGGCGATCCTCTTTTTTTCCGGTATCACCCAGTTTTCGATGGTGATACGGCATTAATTCCTTCGCAGCGAAGACACGCAGCTTCGGCTCGGTCTCGACATCATTCATGACCGCTTTTAGGAACGCCTTCGGATCGGAAAACTGCGTCGCCTGCCCCCAATCGAATGCGGCAGCGGCCGCCTCCTGATCCAGCGACGTCTCGGGCGACTTCGCCGCATGGGTTGGTCTGCTGGGCGTCGCCTTCGCAGCCGCCGCCGGCTTTTTTGCCGCCCTCGCTTTCGCCTTCCGATCGAGGTAGGCGATGACGTCGCGGTCCTTTGCAAGCCGGGACCCTGCTGCCCCCGCCGATCCCGGGCTGTAGCCAGCAGAGATCGCCGCGTCTTTGTTTGACTGGCCCTTCGCCTTGGCCTCGGCAAATTTCTGCTTCTTGCCGGTCATTGCCATGTCGAAACCCGCGCCAAGGCGGTCCAAATGTTAAACATCGCGCAGGACGTTTACCGTTTCGTCTCAACGGGTTGCGTGATGTTGTTAATGCGGGAGCCTTGTTAAACCTTTAACAAGTTTCACCACAGGGGAAATTTTCTGGGCGTGAGAGAACGGGCGGTCTAGCCATTCGGACTACGCTAGACTTCTGCCCCACCCCCTCCCGCCGAGCCCGGTCCCCACCTAATTGCACCATGAAGCAAGAGAACAAATTCGTCGCTCAGCTCTTCCACTATCTCGCTCCATTCATCGACATGGCGAAGCCACTGCTCATATGCGTTGACGGAGGAGCAGCGCGAGCGCATGCCGGCAAAGAGGGAGCACCAATCACCGACCAGGACATACCTGACCTCTGGATGAGCCTAGTTAATGATGGTGACCCTTTTGGTATTGAAGCCAAAGTAATTGACCGCAATTCGATCAGCATCCGCCAACGCCAAGTTCGGGCATGGCGCACCGACGGCACTGGGCACTACAGACCCGCGTACTGGGTAGCAACCAATCGCGAGCTTTCCAAGTTCTGGTGCTGGAAGCACACCTCCATGGCTGCTCGCTTGGATGGAACAAGTAGCACAACCGACAATGTCATCCTCTCGGTATCGAAGTTCCCGGCTGACTATCAAACCGATAGCCTGTCGGCTCTGGCCTTGTACATCCTTTCGGACCGAAGCCGCCGTACCAGTTAGCGCGAGGCCAGCTCTAGCCGTTGCTTGTCGCGGCTATGGTGCGTCTGGCATAGCGTCTGCCAGTTCGACTCGTCCCAGAAGAGCGTTCGGTCGCCGCGATGCGCGACGATGTGGTCGACCACGTTCCCATACGGAACCGGCATCCCCCGCGTCGCGCACTCAACCATCACTTCAGCTAAGCCTGTTGCACTGATGCGAGCCTCACGCATGCAGTACACACAGTACGGATGGAGGCGCAGGTAAGCGGCGCGCGCCTTCTGCCAGCGGTAGTCATAGCCGCGCTGGCTACTGGTCTGCGCACTATTGCGCCACGAGCCAGGCTGCATTGTCGACGTCCGACCGTCAACGGCGGGTACTCTGCCACCCAGCATGGATAGTCGGCCGCGCTGTTTGACATCAGCCATCGACCAATCCCTTGGAAGAAACGGGTACGGCGGCCAGCGACCGGCATACCCAAACCCGAGGCAACTATCGGGGAGGAGACAAACGAGACGACAGAATAGGCACAACAAAGAAAAAGCCCGCTGGCTTTCGCTTAGCGGGCTTTAGATGCAATTCTGCGGCGTATCAGAATGATGACTATTTTCGACACAAAATGTCGAACTGTCAAGGAAGAGCGTCAACCTTTTGCACCTCGCTCATACCTTCGCACATAGAAAACGGTGCCTGCCTCATAGTCACTGACCCCGCCAGGGGCTATTCCAACACGCTTCTTCTTGTCGTTGAATTCAAGGAGGAAACCAGCGGCACGGATCAGGAGAGTTTCGATCTCTCTTTCATGCATTTTCTCCTCTACTACGTAGAAGGAGAAATATTCAAGTTCGAGGCGTTGAGCCTTTTTTCGTGCCGCAAGGCGCTGGAAGATGTTGCCGCGGCCAATATATCGGGGGCATCCCATCGAATCATGTGCGACGTATACACCTTGAGAGCTATAGCCCTCCTTGCGGAGGTGGTTCTTCACATGAGTCAGCGCCTCGTAGGGCAATTTTTCCCCAATGACCCTGAACAATCTCTCTGTCTTGTCAGCTTTGGAGGGGCGCCCAATTTTGGCTGCAGGCTTGAGGGTTCCAAAGTGCACAACCCACGGGCTCTTAGAGTAGACGTCC